TTGATGGGCAACCAGAAAGACGTGAGTATATGGAAGAACAGTTTAAATACTGGGAGATTGAAAATTATGAACGTATCTCTGCATATGATGGTAGAGAAGATGACCTGAGTGATATACTTAAAGGGGTATATCCTTCCATGATGACTTCCGGGGAGATTGGATGTACTACGTCCCATCTGAAGGCACTTAAGCACTATCTAGAGACCTCTGATAGTCCTTATGCAATCATCATGGAGGATGATTGTAGTCTGGATTTAGTTCGGTTTTGGAATTTTACTTGGGTTGATTTTTATTCTCAGATTCCTTATGACTGGGATGTTGTTCAGATTGCAATCATTTGTACAGGAGATATTCATGTTAAACTTCATAAGAGGTTTGTAAATGATTTTTCTACTGCTTGTTATGTAATCAATAGACATCATGCAGAGAAGATTGTAAGACTTCATTGTCGTGGAGATAAGTATAAGTTGGATCAGGGTGTGAAACCTCGTCCTGTTGCTGATGATTTGATTTATAATTCAGGAAATACTTTTTCTATTCCTCTTCTTTTGTATAGGACAGAACTTGGGTCAAGCATTCATCCAGAGCATGTTGATGCTTTCCATAAGGGCAATTATGCAGCCCAAAGTAATTATTGGGAACAGCAAGGGTCTTCTATTGATATTAAAGAACAGATGAATTATGATCCTTATTTGGGTCGGGTAACCGAAAGTAGTGCTGCTAAAAACCAATCATCAGAGGGTGAATAGGTAAAAACACTTGACGTTTTACGAAACGTAAAGTATACTAAATAAATGAACGTAAACAAATGCCCCCGAAAGATCGTCCGGCAGATGTGATACGTTCAATAACATACAGGCTTGTCGAGTCTGTTATTCATCCGCAATCTTTGTATTGCGAGACACTTAGGAAAACAAAAATGTTTAAATCCGCAATCGCAGCTGTTGCAGCTGCACCTCTTTTCGCTGGCGCTGCCCTTGCAGGTCCCTACGTTAACGTAGAAACCAATGCAGGATGGACTGGCGACGACTATACGGGCGCTACTACCGATCTTCATGTTGGTTATGAAGGTGCTCTTGGTGATACCGCTAGCTACTACGTACAGGCAGGACCTGCTGTAGTTGCCGCTGATGGTGTTGACACTGAAACTCAATTCTCCGGTAAGGCCGGTCTTGGTTTTGCTGTTACGGACCAACTCGGTGCATATGGCGAACTCAGCTTCTTGACTGCTGACGACTCTGATGATCTTGGAGTTGGTGGTAAGTTGGGTGTTAAGTACAGCTTCTGATCAATAGATTAGATTAACTATAAGGGACTCTAATTTAGGGTCCCTTTTTTTATACTCTATTTTTTAACTGCTATGGATAAAGAACCACGTTGGAAGAGTATTGTTGGACATCCTTTATGGATGGTTCCTATGATTTTGTTTATCTGTTTAGGTTTTATTGAAATAATCCATACTAAAGAACATAACAATATGGATGGAGATTCTCATGCTTATTGTGGACAGAAGAAATGGGTTAAAAAATTACAAATGTATTATGATAATAATGCATACTAAATATTCTCATACTTTGCTTTAATTTTATGGAATTTGTTGCTATATTTGCTGCTATTTCGGCAACCATATACGGTGCTTATGCGCTGACACCAAAAAAATAAAGGGATTGACAAAACTTTACATATCATATATAATATTGTAATGTTTCTTTACATAAGATAAAATGACTTCATCGACAGCAGTAGTTACAACTGAAGACGGCAACCGTCAGAACATGTTTGCCAAGGAACCACGTATGTACGTTGATCCTAAGGATGTAAATGTTACTCAGGCAGAACGTGCAGAACTTCTTAATGGACGTTTGGCAATGGTTGGATTCAACATGGCAGTTCTTTCTTATGTTCTTACAGGACAAATCATTCCAGGATTATTCTGATGTCAGAAGTTCAAATGGCTTTGTTATTCCCATTTGTTCCTTTTGCTGCCTTTCTCCTCATCGAATTTCTGTTGGACATCACTAGTCCGCCAGACGATGATGATGAAGGTGGAGATGGTGGTATAATGCAACCAGTATATGTTCCTTCAACAAATCCAGCATGACACAAACACTATTGGTATTCATGGCTCTTCTTAACTTTATGTTCTATCCATTGGTAATAGCAACTATTATTGCTATTGTCATAGAGCAATTGGTAAGAAAGTTTGCAGATTCAGATCCACAATCTGTTGATGATGCCCGTGATATTCGTATCTCTATGGGCGTTAGAAAGTATCTTTATAGACAAGCATGGATTGTTAATATTCTATGGTTCTTAGGATACTTGGTACTTATGTTTATGAATAGGCAAGGACCACAGCAGATGCCAGATATGATTTGGCAAGGGTAGGTTGACAAAATCTGGCATTTGATATATAATTCTGTTGTAAATTCTTAGTCAAATGATTTTTGAATTCTTATCGGCAGTATCTGTTGCTGTTTCTCCTCCTTCTCCATCATGGAAGTGTGAAGGATGTACTCCTGACGAGAAGATTGCCTTAGCATATATTCAAGAGAGGACAAATATTACTGATAGAAATGCTCTTGCCACTATTATGGGCAACATTAAGCAAGAGAGTGAGTTTAAATCTAATATATGTGAGGGTGGTGCAAGAGTTAATTATAATCAATGTCGTAGGGGTGGATACGGATTGATTCAATGGACCACTGTTGGTCGTTATAATAATCTTGGGAAGTTTTGCATCAAGTATGGTTGCAACCCAAGTTCATTAGACGGACAACTTCGTTATATGATTAATGAAAATATTTTCCAGACACAACTCCCTTACTTTGAGGGTAGTGGGCAGACTGTTAGTTACTATATGAATGCTGCTTACCGTTGGTTGGGATGGGGTATTCATGGTGCTAGAACTAACTATGCATATGATTACACCAGAAAATTTACTTTCTCTTGAAATGAGTAACTATCCAGGTACAGAACTAAAAGTTACTGAGGATTGGAGATATTCCAATCCTAAAATGAAAGTAAGAGAAGAGGCATTAACACTTCTTCTTAAAAGATTTGGTGAAGAATTGACTGAGAATGGAGAACCAAAATATAATAATAAATCTATCTATGAGTGTGCTCATGATTGGGTATCTCAGGGTAATATGAGAACGGATGGATTGATAAGTTATTATAAAGCATATTATAGTGATAAATAAAGTGCGTTTGTTAAAAGGAAAATGCAAAAGATTATAAATGTCATTGCTGTTGCGTCTGGTGTTGTATCTCTTGCCGTTGTCGGTACTGTTGGTTACGTTTATGTCAACAGAGATTCAATCGTTGATGGCGTCAAGCAGCAAGTTATGGATTCAGTTACTGGATCGCTTGGAGATCTTGGTGGATTGGCTGGTGGCGTCCTGGGTGGGGGTGCATTAGTTCCTGAAGTTGGTTCTGGTATCTCTGGTGGTGCTTCAGGTAGTGCAGGTCTTCCTTCCCTTCCAATATCATCTCCTTTCTGAGCATATAAATGAAAAAAGTTATTACGGCACTCTTGCTATCCATGGGTGTCTTGGGAACATCGCCCATTAATGCGGCTGAGTATGATCTTCAGACAGAAGATTATTTTACCAACGGGTCAATGGGTTGCATGATGATGAGAGAATGCACCAAAGATGTTAAAAAAGTTAAGAGTATTAAAGATGTTGAATTATATCAGGGTAAAGGAAAGGATCATTCTTTGATTGCCACTGAATTTAATAATCTTGTTGAGTTAATGAATGAGGTTGGTGTTAATGTTTATATTGCACCACAATATTATTTTCTTATAGGAACCAGAGGTGTATACTATACTGTAGGAAATAATATTTTTCTAAATTCTGAGATGGTTGAGAGGAGTTCTTCTCTTATGTCTGTTATGAGGCATGAAGGTTGGCACACAGCCCAGGATTGTATGGCAGGAACTATTAAGAATAGTATGATTGCTATTATTGTTCCTGAGGAAACGGTTCCTCCTTACTTTAATGCTATTGCCAATGATACTTATAAAGATAATCCTGGTCTTGATTGGGAGAGAGAAGCATATTGGGCAGGACATAGTGAAGGTATGACTGTTAAGGCACTGGAAGCATGTGCTACTGGTGCAATGTGGGAAGTGTATCCACCAACTCCATTAACAAAAGAGTATCTTGTTAAGGAGGGTTATATTAAAGAGTGATACCTATTACTATTGAGGAACCAATTACTTGGGATAAGATTGAGGTTCCTCCTGCTATAGTAAGATACTGTGCTGATTGGACAAAGGAAAATCCATATATTAATAATACTGCATATGTAGAACTTAAATTATTGGATTGTTATTGGTTCAAGATGGGGTATTATAATGATGAGGGACACCTTAAAATCAACCCTATTCCAGTAATACCGTTTTATAAATAGCATTAGCTTGTTTGCTTTAGTTTAATGCCAGAAGAAATTAAGGAAGAAATTAAAGCAGATAATCAAGAATCTAAAAAGGAAAAGAAGAAAGGATTTTTTGGTAAATTGAAGGCAGGTTTAGATGACAAAGAAGAACAACTCGCTATTCTTAGTACCTTTGTTCGTCTTGGTATTCTTGTGTGGAGTGGTGGGATACTCACTCTCGCCTACATTAAACTTCCTCCAGCACTTGGAATACCAGAACAAAAACTAGATCCGACTTTTATAGCTAGTGTTTTTACTGGGGTGCTCGCAACTTTCGGCGTCCAAGCAGCTAAAAAGTCTGGTGATGGTGGTGGTGGAAATGGTGCTGCTAATGGTCTTGGTGGTATAACTAAGGCAGATATGGAGAGGTTAATAGAGGCAGCATCACAAACTGCACCAGCTCAAGTTGTTAGAATAGAGCAAGCCCCATTAAAGATTACTGTTGATGGAGAGCCTCCTGTAAAACCTACTGTATAAAATTGAATGAAAAAATTTTTTAGATTAATTGTAAAGTGGTTAGATTTGTCTCATAAAGAACCTTGGAGTGATGAAGAGTGAGTGTAATAATAATAATGTATCCTTTTTTGTTTATTATACTGCTGGCATGTGGTATGCATATGGCATGGCCTCTTAGGTATAGAGGTAATGGTAATGGCAAATAAGGAAACGCACACTGAGTATTGAAATACACACAATAATAGGACAAAATACCTAAAGCGTGCTATAAATATATGAAATACGCGAGCCCACGGCTACAATCGTGTCTCATTACACAGTCCAGTACTTAGATCAAACAAGGCATCATCAAACAATCTGCGAGTATGCAGAAGATGCCTTTCAAGCAAAGAAGCAAGCAGTTCAAGACGTACCATATCTCAAATTACATCCAAGTTCAATAGATTGTATTCTATCTGAAGGATCTTTGTTCTGCTCAACGGTATAAATTATGATTATTCTTAAAATTCTTATCTGGGGATTAATCGCCTCGGTTTGTTTTGCATTGCCTGGATATGCATACGGTGCTGAAGTTTTTATGGGAGCAAATGGAAATCTGGTATTCGATCCAAGTGATATTAGCATTAGTGCTGGTGAGCAAGTTACATTCACTAATGGTGCTCTTCCACCACATAACATGGTAGTCATTGACCATCCAGAACTATCGCATCCAGACTTAGCATTTGCTACTGGAGATAGTTTTGATGTTACCTTTGACACTCCTGGTGATTATGAAATTCAGTGTGAACCTCATGCTGGTGCTGGTATGAAAGGAGTGGTTCACGTATCATGATACTACAATTTGCACACCTCATTGGCGAACATACAAACTTCTTGATAGTAGGAAGTAGTCTTATGTTGGCACCCTTTTCTTTTTTCTGTATAGATTCTATGAAAAATCCTCATAGATACCAGGAGCACTGATATGGATAATTTTATTTGGAGTGTATTCTATATCTTGTCTGCTGGACTTATCGGAACCGGGTATGTAATTTACTATATACTTAGGACAGCATACATTGAGATGAGTGAAGATGGCATTGGAGAAAGTATTTAAAATAGTTGCTATTGGTATTATTAGTATCGTTGCATTTACTCCTATAGCAAATGCAGGGTATAATGATTCTATAATGTTGTGGGTTGATGAATTTAAAGAGTGGGAACGAAGACAAAATAGTACTTCCCCAATTGATTCCCTAAATAATGCATTAACTGATATGGAGATTGACTATGGGAGCAATGGTTCCACCGAGCAGGAAGAGTTGTTACAACTTTCGTGTAACGGAGATAGTGAAGGTCTTAGACGGAGACACGATAGATGTTCTCA